CATGCGGCATCAAAGCGCACAGATCAAGAACATCACGAAAAAGCGACAGTCTGATATTTACTTCCCCGCGACGATGGCAACGTTCAAGGCGATAGCGTCTGATACAAAGACAATGGACGGACTGAATGCTCATTTTTTCAGCTTAGATGAATTTCACGAAGCGCGGGATAGCAAAGTCTATGACGTAATGATTCAGTCACAGGCGGCAAGAGAGCAACCACTTGCATGGCTTATATCCACTAATGGCTATGTCCGAGAAATGTTCTTTGATGATAAATATAACTACTGCGCGAAGGTCGCGTTGTGGGAGCATGGATTTGAAGATTGTCGGTTATTGCCTATTCTATACGAATTGGACGAGCGCGACGAATGGGATAAGCCGGACTGTTGGGGCAAGGCGAATCCGGGACTTGGTCGCATAAAAAGCCTTACAACGCTTACTGACAACGTAGAAAAGGCAAAGCGGGACCCTACGTTTTTACCAACGTTACTCACAAAGGATTTTAACATACCCGAAAACACAAGCGAGGCATGGCTGCCATATGAAGCGGTAGTAAATGAAGCGGTTGTGCCAATGGAATATTTGGAACATTCATATGCCGTGGGCGGGTGTGACTTGTCGGCCACGACAGACCTTACGTGCGCGTCATTGCTGATTCGCAAGCCGAACGATGATAGTTTTTACGTCTTGCAAAAGTATTTTCTGCCGCAATCGAGGGTAGATGCGGTAGAGGGAAGCGGGAAGCGCGAAGCACCATATAAACTATGGGCTGAAAATGGTTGGTTGCACATCTGCGAGGGCGCAACTGTGGACTTCCACGCGGTTACAGAGTGGTTCGCGGATATGGTAAAGCTGCACGATATAAGACCGCTCTGGATTGGTTACGATGCGGCGCTGTCTGGATATTGGCGCGAGGAAATGGAACAGTACGGATTTGACATCGAGAAAATCAGACAGGGAAGCTACACGTGGACATATCCCATGAAGCGGCTTGGCGGGTTGTTTGAGGAGCACAAGATCGTATATCAGAGAAACCCAATGACGCGCTGGTGCCTCGTCAACACTGGCGTTAAGACACTAAATAAAGACGGCATAAATTCGATTCAGCCCGTTAAAACGGGAAAAAACCTAAGGATTGATGGCATGGTATCGCTTCTCAATGCGTTTACATGCTACCAAAACCACGAAGATGAATTTAACCAGTATGTGAGGTGACAATGTGACTTTCAGAAATGCACTCAAAGCGGTTTTCGGGGGGTTGAAAAACTTCGTCACCTCCGCATGGCGCGAGATCGGCGGGTATACATCGCGGTTCACGTCGTTTGGGGTGGACATATACAGAAACGAGATCGTCCGCGCCTGTATACGGACGCTTGCGGAACATACGTCGAAAGCCAACATAAAGGTTCTACGCGACGGCAAGTCGGGCGACAAAAAACTTGAACGGCTGATACAGTACCGTCCTAACCTGTATATGAACGGTAAGGATTTTCTGTATAAATGCCGGACGCTATACGAACTGTATAACACGGTTTTCATCTTCATCAACCGGGATGATTTAGGGCGAGTAATTGGGCTGTACCCGATTCCGCAATGCTCATCGGAAGCGGTGGACGCGGGCGGGAGCCTGTATATCAAGTTCTATCTTCCGAACGGAAGCATCTTAACGGCATCGTGGGAAGACCTTGCGGTACTGCGGAAGGACTACAATACATCGGATATATGGGGCGATGATAACGCTGCTATTCTGACAAGCCTTGACTTGTTGCACACAACTAGTGAGGGTATGGCAAACGCCATAAAAAGCACGGCGAATTTGCGCGGCATTATTAAGAGCACTAAGGCGATGCTGTCACCAGACGATATCAAGCGAACGAAAGAGCAGTTTGTTACAGATTATCTTGACATCTCCAATAAGTCGGGCGTGGTTGCATTGGATGCAACGCAAGAATACATGCCGATAAACATAACGCCGCAGATTGCCAACTACAAGAGCATCGAGGAACTGCGAAACAACATCTACCGATATTTCGGGCTGGGTGAAGATGTCATTTTAAGCAAGGTAAGCGGTGACGATTGGGAAGCGTTCTATGAAGCGAAAATAGAGCCGTTTCTGATTGCGTTGGGGTTAGAATTTACAAACAAAATCTTCACCGCGACACAAAGAGGCTATAACAACGAGATCATCTTTGAATCAAACCGCTTGCAGTACATGAGCATGTCAAGCAAGCTGGCGCTTGTGCAGATGGTTGACCGAAAAGCGATGACCCCGAACGAGTGGCGGCAAATCATGAACCTTGCGCCTGTGCCGTGGGGCGACGAGCCGCAATCATGGCAGAATCCAACAAATGAAGGGAGTAATACCAATGCCGATAAAAACGGAGCGGGAATACAGGGTGATGAGCCTACTACTGCCGACAGCGGAAAAGCGGCTGCAAAGTGACTACTACTGCGAGGGGTTTGCAACGACTTTCGACAAGCCTTACCTGCTGTATGAGTGGGAAGCTAACAAGTATTATGAGGTGGTTGACCGCCACGCGCTGGACGGCGCCGACCTGTCTGACATCATCATGCAGTACGACCACGGCGGCAGGGTGCTAGCGCGAAATAAAATGGGGGCCGGAAAGAAGCCTACGTTAATTGCAGAACCGCAAGACGCAGGTTTTTTTATTGCCGCCGATTTATCGCTCACGGAAGCGGCAAAGCGGATGTACGAGGAAATTACCACGGGGCTGATCTATCAAATGTCGTGGGCGTTCACGGTTCTTGAAGATTCATACGATAGACTGACCCAAACGAGAAAGATTCTCAAAATCAAAAAAGTTTATGACGTGTCGGCAGTGTCTGTTCCGGCAAACGCCGATACCGAAATATCTGCGCGCTCTTGGCTTGACGGAGTGATCGAAGCCGAGAAACGGGAGGCGTTAGCGCAGTTGGAACTCGCAAAAGCAAAATACAACTATTTTTTCGGAGGTAAGAAATGAAGATCGAAGACATGACCCTTGAACAGGTAAATGAGCGCCTCGCCAAGATGGATGAGGAAGTTCGCAACGCGCCCGATGCCGCGAAGGTTGACGCGCTTGCGGAAGAAAAGAAAAATCTGATTACTCGCAAGGCTGACCTTGAAGACCTCGCACAGCGTAAACAGACCGCGCTTGGCATTACTGCCGGAACGGTTTCTGCGTCGGTGATCGGGGCTGTGAAACCCGAACAGAAATCCGCTGATGTGGACAAGTTCGACACGATGGAATACCGCAAGGCGTTCATGGATTTCTGCCGTACCGGCAAGCCTGTCGGCGCAGAATATCGCCTTAACGCGTTCACGGACACGACCGAAGCTGCCGCGATGATTCCGACCACGATCATGAACGAGATCATCAAGGAGATGAAGGTTCACGGACAACTGTACAACCGCGTCCGCAAATCCAACATCGCCGGTGGTGTCCGCGTTCCCATTCTCTCGCTCAAGCCCACCGCTTCGCGCATCACCGAAGCCGCGCCGTCCGACCGCAAGAAGCTCACGGCGAACACCTACGTTTCCTTCTCTTACTTGGGTCTTGAGTGCAAGATCGCAACCTCGCTGCTTGTCAGCACGGTATCAGTTCCCATGTTTGAGGCGCAGATCGTTCCGCTCATCACGGAAGCGATGGTCAAGCAGATGGAGATCGAAGTTGTCAAAGGCAACGGCACGACTGAAATGCTCGGCGTGACCGTGGATAGCCGCGTGGCGGTTGGTCAGTCCATCACCCTTTCCAGCGCAGAGTTCGCGCAGTACGACGCGTGGAAAAAGAAAGTGTTCGCTAAGATTCCGCTTGCGTACCGTTCGGGAAGTGTGTTCCTCATGGGCGCTGGCACGTTCGACGGGTATATCGACGGCATGGTCGATGCAAACGGTCAGCCCATCGGCAGGATAAACTACGGTATCGTCAACGCCCCGGAATACCGCTTTGGCGGGCGCGAGGTGATCGAGGTTGAGGAAGACGTTATCGCTTCCTACGACAGCGCGGGCGTGGGCGACGTTGTAGCTATCGTGCTGAATCCCGATGACTACTGCATCAACTCCAATATGCAGATGTCCATGTATCGTTGGCTTGACCATGATACGAATCAGTGGGTTGATAAGGCTATCCTCATCAACGACGGCAAACTGCTCGACGCGGCGGGCGTGCTGCTCATCAAGAAGGGCGCGTAAGCGATAGTTATTCTGTGGGGCGGCAACGCCCCACAACTATTTAATGGAGGTAAATTATGTATCCGTATAATCACAAAAGAGGGCAGACCATCCAGACCGATGCAAGTGGGGTAAGTGTTGACCGCTCTTTCCTCGCTCACTACAACATCGCCGCCGCCTCTGCCGCTGCCGAATCAGACGACGGCGTTCTTGTGGCAACCGACCTGAACGCGACGGCACAGTCTGTCACCACCGGGCTGCACAATCCCGCCGCGCCCCGGAACGTCAAAGTGAAGGGCAACGCATCCGGCGTTAACAATGTTGTCAAGGTCTATGGTACGGACTTCGCGGGTGACGCAATCAGCGAAGAAATCACCCCGAACGGCGTAACGGCTGTTGCGGGCGCGTTGGCGTTCAAAACCATTACGAAGGTTGATCTGCCTGTTGAAGATCACACCGCTGCGAAACAGAAAACGACCTCTGCGGTTACTACCGCGACGGGCGCGGGAACTGCGACGCTGACCGTTACCGCTGCCGTCCTCGGTGACCCCGTGGATGTCGATGTGGTTTTTGCAGCCGGGGATGTGGCATCCACCACGACCGCCGCGACAGCGATTAAGAACGCGCTGAATGCTGACCCCGCCGTCGGCGCAGCGTTCACGGTTACGACCGTTAATGCCAACGTCATTATGGAAGCGAAGGTTGCCGCGCCGCAGGACGCTACGATTAACCTTGAGGTACAAGCCGCCGGAGATACCGGCCTTGCCATCGGCACGATCACTGTAAATACCGTGGCTGGCGTGCGGGATAGAATCAGTGTTGGGTTCGGTAAGCTGTTCGGGATCCCGTATAAGCTGACCGCCGACGAACTGGTTTTCGTGAAGCTGTTCAACAGTTCCGCAGATTCCGGCACAGTGACGGCAGACGCGACCGACCTGTCTAAGAACGTTATCGCGCTGAACGGCACACCTGACGGAGCAAAGGCAATCGACCTTTACATCATCGTTTAAGGGGGCAACATGGCGGTAACGAGCGGATACCTTGCGAAACTTAGGCGGGCGGTGCGCGTCGGTCAAAACGAAGACATCGACGCGGAACTGATTGATCTGATCGAAGAATGCCGCCATGACCTTATGGAACTCGGCGTACTTTCCACAAAAGCGAACGACGAAACGGACAGCCTCATTCTTGGGGCTGTCCGCGGATTCGTGCGGTGGAAATTTGGGCTGAACAATCCTGACGCTGACCGCCTACACGCCGAGTATGACATCATGCGCGACGAGTTGAGGAGGAGGGGTGATTATTGTACTACTCCGACAGAATAACGCTTAGAGCGGTCACGAGCACGCTCACAAACGGTATTTATACCGATGCAAACGTTGATACGGTTGTGTGGGCTGATAAGCGGTCTGTTAAGCGGCAGGAATTTTATTCCGCGTTAGCAGCCGGGCGGTCGGCTGACATCGTTTTCGCGGTCAATGCGGACGATTACAGCAATCAATCGGTGGTTGTATATAACGGTTCGATCTATAAGGTGCTACGGTCGTATCAAACAAGCCCTGGCGAGATTGAATTAACCTGTGTACGGGGGTGAGCATGGCGAAAGTTGAAATGCGCGGCGTTGACGGCTATATCGAAATGCTCAACAAGTTAGGTAATTCTTACGATTCGGTGATGCCGAGGGTGATAAAGGCGGGGCGCAATGTCGTTGCGGCTGTGCTGCGCCGTAATCCAAAATTCGGGAAATATGCCCAATCGACCGCGCCGAAAAAGAATGAATACGGCTGGTTTGCGCAGGTGCAGTTCAAAGGCAATA